TCAGTTACTCTGAATTTTACCGGGAAGGTCAAGACTTCATCCATATTGGACTTATTAAATTCAAAATCTCCAACCTCCAGTAAGTAAAGTCCTTGCCGCCCGATACCCGTGTGCGAGTTATATATTTTCAAGGTGGCACCGTCACCATTTTCTCCCGTGAGATAGTTTTGAAAGGCCATAATTTTATCGTATGCAGTACCCAAATCTCCCTTATAGCACATCTCGGCTTCCAAGTCGTATGCCTTTAATAGCAGCTTATCGGGTATGTAAGTATCTTCACCGTCTTCATCCGGCCAATCCCGTTTGGGTAAATCTTTCGTTTCCCCACCCGGCTTGAACGGAAATTCTGTGCACACAATTCCAAAATGCGCCAAGCTGTCTTTGACTGGAGCATTCTCGGTAGTTTTCTGCATCAAAATAGAATACGGTTCGTTCATATACATATATTAAAAAAGAGCTTGCCGCAGAGATATTTAGTCTCCACAACAAGCTCTATGGCCTTATACTTTAATCTTATTTCAACGCAAATATAATTGTATTTTCTATATAATCATAGAAAATAATGCCATAAAAGCATTTTTTAGTAGATTATTATACTCAACCCCTAACTTGCTTCCACGTGTATGTTGAAAAACATAAAAAATATCATTTGTCATAATTTTATTTATTAATACTTTTGCATTTAATTATAAAAGAGGTTATTATATGTTAGGAGTTTTAGTTTGGATAGTAGTGATTCTTCTGATCTGCTTTAGTGTTTTCGGAGGGCCATGTCTATTACCACTATACGTACTTTTTGTGGTGGTGGTAGGTTTTTATTTTGGTGTAAAATATTTAGATATATGATAGAAAAGGAACAAAAAGCTAAAAGAGTGTATCATCGAACAAAACCTGCGAGTAAAAGTAAGGTTCGGGCTATCAGATTTGATTTAGACTTGGTAGAGTTTATAAATCTACAACCAAACGTAAGTCTATTTATAAATGACCTTATTCGGAGAGAAAAAGAAAAAATAGAAAGAATGAAAGCTATTGAAGTTCGTGAAATTTTAAAAGAAATGGAATAATGAAAAACATTTTACTTTTACTGTTCATATCATATTTTATTATTAGTTGCAGTAGTAATACAAAAACGCCATTTGAAGAAGAAGCATATAAAATGCTTAAAACTGAAATTAGTGATACGTTTTCCAGCGTAGGAAACGATGTTGATATATTAAATACCAGTACAGAGTATTATACAGATTCATTATGTGTAATAAAACTATCTGTCAAAGGGAAAAATGAACTTGGAGGAAAAACTTCAAATGTGTTTGAATATATATATTTAAAAGAAGATGATAGTTCGACTATGGGATTTCTTAGAGAAATACAAAAAAATGATTCTTCATTGATGAAAGTAGCTGATATTGAAAGTGAAGACTCCAAATGGAATAATAAATCATTTGATGAAAAGTTATACCATCTATGTAGAGTTTATGCTGCTACCAAGGCTTACGCTAAACAGCTTAAAAAAAAATACAAACTAAATTAGGTGAACATAGTTAGTAATAAAATCATGAATGAGTAGGGCTGGCTCCAAAGTCAGCCCAATTTATTTGTTATGTATTGAAAAGAATCGCAAATTACCTCTTGATTGTATAAGAACGGAATTACGTTCTTTTAGTTTTTCCTCTGTAATTAAGTTTTTTACGAATTGTTTAGTAGAATCGTTTCTGTATAGCGCACCATCTGTTTCTGCTGCCCACTATGTTTATTCCATTAACTTTACCGAAAAATGACGATTTAAAATTTGCTTATTACAGTATATTGTCAAAAACTCGATTCTTCTGAATTTTCAGAGAAATAAATAGTGAACGCTATGCTACTGGTATTAATTCACCCTTAATCAGCTTTATGGCTTTCTTTACGTCCCAACCGCTTTCGCATAATGCGATGATAAAACGTACACCTTTCGTAGTCCATACAGTATAAACATTTGTTCCTATCGAGCCATCCGAACGTGTGTACGTCTGTGTACGTGTAGAGTGTAGTCCCCAAGTAGAATAAGGAGTATGCAATAACCATTGTCCGCTTTGTCGGTAGATGACTCCGATTTCTTTCAGCTTCTTATGCAGCTTTTCGGCATCCATTCCTATCTGCTTGGCGACTTGTGTGCTCGTCTGGGTGTTTACACTCTGCAAGTGGTTATCATAATAGCTGACCTTCGGAGCGGCTTGAAGCAACTGCTCTTCTTGCAATGCGTTCTGTTGTTCAAGACGTTGCTTCTCTTCTCGCTCGTTCTTTAATTGTGTTGCAAGACTGATAACAAGGTCGGGATTGTTTATCATTTGCTCCAAAGTTGGCTGCATGGCGGTCATGCCATATTGAAGTAACTCTTTGATACGCTTATTACACCATATAGCAAATGATGGAGATAACCAACGGGCAAATTCCAATGCTACATCTTCGTGAAGCCATGTGCCTTGTTCGCTATTACCACCTTTAACTACTTGAATTAGTGCCGATATGGGAATATGCATATCGGCTGAAAGTGCTTCTGTGAACTCGGTAGTAGCTTTCAATCTAAGCCAATCCCCTACTAATTTACCAAACGGCTTTGCCATTTCTGTTGCATTTACCATTACATTATCATCTTTATAAAAAGTGATAGGGCTTCCATTATATTGAAAAATTTGATTTGTTTTCATATTATAAAGTTAATGTTTTCCCCATCAGCGGCTCGGACATCTCCGCTTTTGGGGAATTATTTTGTCCGATCTTGTAGTAGGTAGGGAATCGAACCCCAATACGCCATTACTCGTACCTACTGAACCCTCCTTAATATAATAGTCACGCTTGACATAATAGTAAAGAGAAAGGGCAAATCCCGATGAAGCCTAATGTGGTTGTCTGCCTCAAAGAGAATGCCCTATAATATTTTACTCCAGTTCATGACAACCACGTAATGAACCTAATAGCATTGTTTCCGACACAAATATAGAAACGATATTTTCACCATACAACAACCTAAAAATCAATAAAATAAATTCGGTAAACATCAGTAACAAACGGTAAGAATCGGTAACTAAAAATAGTTATATTTACTCTAAAATTTAGACACAATATAAATAATGCACGTATCTACCGTATTGTGACGAGATGTTGGTTGCAATTTATGATACCGTTCAAATAATTTGGAAATATAAAATACTGTAAATAAATATATTGCAGAAAACGTGTTAGTCCCCATTCTTTTTATATCTTACCATAACATTGCCTTCGGATTCTATTTTACAGTTTCCACCATGAACATATACATAAACTTTAGCCACATCGCTTTGCCTTACATGTAGTTTAGCCCGATCATATACACTTACAAAAACTTTGGCACAATCCTCCACTTCAAGAGTCAATTCACTATCATGCCGCAAATGGAGAGTAACAACTGTAAATTTACCGAAAGAAAGTTTACCTGAACATTTACCGTTCAGTACATATACACCATTGTCGCCTCCGATCACTGGTTCATCAACAAAAATATGGTTTTGATGAAGCAGACTCCGGTCAAAATTGCCTTTTATATATTCCACCGTCGGATAATCGTGTTCAATACAAAAATCAATGCCCCGTATATACATTCCGATCAATTCTTGCTGGCTTTTATTGTTTTGCCAGTCACCTTGCCATTGTGTGCAGAGGCCATACGATACGGCATGACCTCTCAATTCACTATTCAATCTGTTCATAATCATATATTAAACTTGTTTACACCGTTTATATTCCTATGTAGTATATCCCTGATTTCTTCCACAAATTCCACATTCTTTGCTGTATTTATCTGTATCATTGTCAGTTGTTGTAATTGTGCTTGTGCTATTACATTATAGGCCGGGAACAATTCTTCAACCAATCTGCGCACATACTCCCGTTTAACACTCACGTCAGCCCGGATTGCATTTATATAAGAAACCAAAAGGTTAGCGGTATTTTCAGTAACATTCTGTATGCCTTTAGATAAACCACTTCCACTGTCTTCTTCCTCTTCCTTCATACTGATACCATATTTCTTTTCCATATAGTTATTCAGTTTGTCAAGCATGGAATAGTAATCATCGGTTTTCTCACTTACCCCCATTAGATAGTCCGCAATACTTTCCAACTCCTTTTCGTCAAGAGAGAAATCCTTGCCGAAATAACCACTCATTCCATCCTCACCAAAAAGCATCTTTTGAAGCTGTTGCATGGCCGGTTCCAAAATACTTATTTTGAGAATGGAGTTCATAACATCACCCATAATGTCGGCAACCTTATTTTTGAAAGCTTCGGCACCATCCTCGCCTTTCTGCCATGCCTCATACAAGGCATCTCCCAACTGCGAAGCCCAGTCTTTCAAATTAATGCCATAAAGAGATTCAGCCGTTTCTTCGGCAAAATCCTTTATTTGCTGTTTCATCTCCGCAATCTGATTCTCATAATCAGCCACTTTGCTATCATCCGTCTTCTTCTTGTCAATTTCGGCTTGCCGCTGTTTCTCCAATTCTGAAAGTTGTTCTTGCATCAAGGCACGTTGATACCCGTATGCACCGCCTTCATCGTATGCCGAAACACGTTTTTGAAGTTTTTCCGCTTCCTGCTTATATTTCTGCAAAGACATCAAATCGAAGATGTTGATCTTCCCCTTATTGCGTATTGCCTCAATCTGATTATTTAATTGATTCAACCGGGTACGGTCATTTTCTGCATCTACAAGTTTTAGTTCCGTGCCACTGCCCAAGAAACGTTCAAGAATACCGTCAATCTGTTCGTATATATACTGCAACTGTTGAGCACGAAGTTTACTTTTTTCAATAGCCTTATCAAGCTTTTTGTCATGTGCTTGTGCTATCTTCCCAATCCAGTTTACAGCTTCACCGGCAGCGGCAGCAATACCACCAACTATTCCACCTTTGGCGAATCCCTGCCCGATATTGCTTATAGAAGACATGGCATCCTGCACATTACCCATCGTGTCGGCCATACCCTCATTGCCCAAAGCATCGAACATGGAAGACATCTGTCCTGCAAAATTGCCGACAAGATCAGCACTTTCAGCGGCACTTTCTCCTATGGCTGCAATTTTTTCTATGGTACCCTTTTCATCTTTATCTCCACTGGAGAATAAAGAACGAATATTTTTTATGAGAGTGGCAAACGGATTCTTCTGTAATCCGGCCTTATATAAGTCTTGTATGGCTTTCTTTAACTTCTCAATTTGAGAATATTCTCCTGAAACATCAATCCGTTTACCATTCTCATCCAAATACCAAGAAGTAAAAGCTGTTGGCTTTCCATTCTTGTTTTTAGTTACAGAAGCATTATCAATAATCTGTTGCGCATAATCGGATGCTTGCTGTATCTGTCCGTATGATTTATAGGTCTGATCTCCAAATATCTGTTCCCATACCGGAAGAAGTTCAAGCAGTTGTCCCCTTAGTTTTGCCAGTTCCTCCTTATATTCGGTAAAAAGAGCTTTCTGTCCGGGAGTCATGCCTTCAACATTCCCAACAAGTTCATTATTTTCACCAATGAAGGTGCCGGTTAAGGGAGCATATTTCTCGCTTAAGTCCCGTATCTTTTCAGCGATAGATTTGTATTTGTTGAGGGCAGTAACTTCTTTCAGCTTTACTTCCAAACTATCTTTTTCAATAGCTTCTTTAGCTTCCTTCCATGCACTGAAAAACTGTTTATACAAAACACTGTCTTTACCTCCAAGTGATTCTGTGGCCTCTTGTTCGGTGAAAGTCAAAGGTATATATACCCCTTTATCCTTCATTTTCTTAGTTACCTTTTCAGCTAATTCCTCGGATTTCTTCTCATATTCAGACAATACTCCGAAAGCGTATAAAGAAGCATCCTTCTTACTTGCACCGGCATTGACAAGCTGCTTGTATATATCCCATTTCTTTGAAACATCAGACACGTACCTTTCAAGTTCCTTTGCGGCCTTATCCGAAGCTTCTTTCATAGCATTGGCATCAATATCCAAAAGAACTTTCCGTATAGAAACTTTCAATTCCCTACGTTCTTTAGTCTTATCGTCAAGCTGGTTAAGAATCTTATTCAATTCATCTCGATAATTTCCAATATCCACCGGTTCTTTACCTTTAAATAAGGAATCAAAAATACCCGATTCTTTAACCTTGCTGGCAGCTTCTCCCTTTCCAACAATGTCAGTCCACTTCTTATATTCAGAATATGCCTCCTTTAGTAAGTTTACCCGTTCTTTCAATCTTTCGGCAAAGGCATCCTTTTTGCTCTTATCCTTATTTGGATCAGTGAGGGAAAAACCGATTTCTTTAGCTCCTTTCTCACCGGCTTGCATTGTATCGAAAGCCTTTTTATAATCTGATACAATTTGCTTCTGCCAGTCGGGAAGTTTTGACAAGTCAATAGCTCCAATACCTGACAAATCTATTCCGGCTTTAATCAATACCGGCTTCAATTGATTTGTTGTCTCTTTAGCTTCCTTATACGCTTTTTGTACTCCTTCAATAATTTTCTCTGAATCCGTAGAAACCTTTATTTGGGCTTCAAATTGCCCATCTGTGGCTTCATTGAACTTTTTCTGCAAGTCTGACAAGCTCTGAATAGTTTCCGTATATTCAGCATTAATCTTGATATTGAATTGCTTTTCAAGAATCTCACCATTAAGAAATTTTCGTATATCTACCGGCATTTCTTTAAATTGATCCAAGAAAGAACTTATATCCAAACCGATAGCTATTCTTTGAGCGTCACTCAAATTGTTTAAATTCCAACCGGCAGCTTGTAATCGTGACTTATATTCAGATATGAAACTCTGCATATCCGGTGATACTTCTTCCTCAAAAACACGTTTAGAGTTTTTCCATGCCTTCCGTAGCTGAAAAATATCATCCCTATATCCTCCCGTGAAGGGTAACTCATTATTCAAACTGGCTAATGCCTTGGGATATTCTTTGATTATATCCAACTGCTCTTTCAATGATTTGCCCGAAGCGACTTTAGCAAAATCATCATACTTGGCTATAACTTTCTGCATGGCAGTATAATACTCTATATAGCTACCAGCCATACGGTCTATAATCTTGTCTATATGCTTCTCTGCCTTGATGTAGTCTTCAATATTTTCACTAAAGCTTTCGTCAAAATAACCATCAGTAGCATCATTCGCATATTCAGATGTACCTCTTATGGCATTTGGAAAATCCAGTGTAAGCTGCCCCCTAAAACCAAGCGATTCTGCCCCCTTGTGCTAAAATAATCCTACCCCCTT